TCATTTAAATACTTCGTCTAACCCCCACAGAAGTTCAAGAGCTTTAGGCCATCCCGATTCTACATAAATATTTAGAATAGAAACTAAATAATTTAAGTTGTCATTATCACGTAGAAGTTGCCTATGATCCGCTAAAAGGCGCTCAGTAAGACTAATAACCCCTTGAATAGCAAGTGAGTCAAAAGTATAACCAGTCGAAGAAGATAGTTTTGTAATTTGTGCTGCCATTTTTAAAATTAAGGATGCCTCTTGTGGATGCAACTTAATGACAGTATTCAAAATGCCCATAAAATAATAAGCAGAATGTGCTAACATTATTCCATTGCCTATTTCGTTTGAGCTTTCAATGATATCTATCAATATTGGCTTGACTTTATTAAAATACGTCCTTCTATTTATTTCATCAGTAATGACTTCGGAGCTTTTATTTGTTCTCCCATTAGCATTTAGGGCCATATAAATTTTCTGGATTACAAAATCAACTAACTGAAGTCTTCTCTTTGCAGAACTCTCGCCCTCATAAATCGGTAATTCAATGCCTTTCAATAAATCCAAATTACTCCTATTAATAATAGCCAAAAGTTGAAACAACTTCTTGTGATTCAGTTCGTATACATGGTTATCAGACAAGTTTTCGGGAATCAAAAATTCAAATAATTTAGAAACAACAGATCTTGTGAAATTATACTTATCCAAATTATTCTTAATGACTGGTTGAACAATTTCACTATGTCCTATTTCTATCAAAAAAATCAACAAAACTGCATAAGCTTCAAAAAAATAAGTCTCTTCCTCAAATTCAACAAGACGAGTTGAACATATTTTCACAATAGCAGCTATTGTTTCATTACTAGGCTCAGCAACGTTACTGAGGGAAGCATTATGCAATACATGGTTTACGTTACTCAGTACTGCTGCAAGAGTAAAGGAATCACTTTCGTTTAAAAGACGATCAAAAATCAAATCCCAAAATTCATTGGGTTTCTGACTCCATATGCTATATATATTGCGGAAAATATTAAATCTAACAATCGGATTGGGATCAACTCCATACTTTTGAATAAAATTCAACAACAACTCATCACTCCGGTAAAGGAACAATCCAACCAATCCACTTGCAGCTTCAATCCTAGGTGTAGGTGAATAACCTGAAGAAGGAGAACTTGTCTCATCAAACATTTCATCATGTTCTGAAACAAATTCCAAACCATACAGGATTGCTTCTTTAGCAATCTGGTATTCCTCATATTTTAGAACTAATGCGTTCCTACTTATAATAGAATAAAACTTAGTCACTTCTCTCAAGGCAGAGTCAAACAACTCAACGCTAACGTCTTTAGACAACTTTATAAGCAAAAACAGTTCATTAGCAACAGGAAATTGTTGTTCAAACTGAATCCTGCTTGGAGTTTCGTTTAACCACCTAGAGTTGAACGCCTCTAGCTGATTTATCAAATGGTAGACTCTATTGTTATGTCCGTCAGCTAAATCAACCCCCTGCTCTGCAAGCCAGTCATTAGTGGTATATGGCTCAATCGACCAACTAGTCCTAAATAGAGGCTTATTCTCAACAATAGCAGAGTTACCAATAAAAGTTTTAGACTCATCTTTTTGAAGAAGCCCTCGTGGGATGCAATTTAGCAACCTATTAATTTTGTATTCAGTCTGTTCACGATTTATATTTTTATTTACTGTCCACAAATCTAATATTGTAGCTTCTATCTTTTCACGCTGCTCAGCTTTTAATTGAGCATAGATTTTTTGCAACGAGACGCCTATTTCATAAGTAGTATCGTCACTAGTTAATATGATTTTACTTAGTGCCAACTGAAACAGATAGTCTTTGAACACATTAGGAAAATCGTTTGCAAACTCGATTATCTTCTTCCAAGTAAACCCAACCAATGCATGAGAAAAGTACAAATGAAGTAAAGCTTTTAACTTCTCTAAGTCTCCAGCTAGGACCACACTCTTCAAGTATAGAATAATCTTTTCTTCTAACTGTGCAGGAACATGATAAGTAAGACTATCGTGCCATATAGAAGAACGATCTGCCAGAAAGTTTGCATGGATATCTAGGATTTGAACTGTTTGCAATAAATCATCTACTATTGGTAAATGAAGCTTATCTTCAATTACATATTCATTAACAATAGCGAGTCCAGTCTTAATCGCAATTTCAGGAGAAGATTCTAAGTAAGTAGGGAAAAACTCCACTAATCTGTAATAATTTAACTCAAAATCCTGCCTTCTATTGCTTACTAGATTAAATAGAACTGTTCCGTGCATATTTGTTGCCGCATCACTATCTTCTTTGTGTCTAAATATTGCTAAATAGACTTCAGCTACGAAAAGCGGATCAATTTGAACAAAGAACCTTATAGCGTCTGACAAAGTTGATAGATACCTGATTTCAAAATTAGGGTGATTTATAAATTGAAGGACTTGTCGGAATAATCTCCTTGATTCTACAGGGTCAGTATGATATGTCCTAGCAACAAACTCGACACCCTTAGCACTTCCTAATCTATCCAGCAGATATTTCTTTTCAAGGTTTGAATCTCTTTCTAGTATTATATACTGCAGAAACTTACGAGAGATAAATCCAACTTTTACTCCAAACTCACCCTGATTGAAATTATCACTTTCAACCAATTTGGCAAAAACTTGGGAAAACTCCCAAATAGTGGCAGAATCCAATTTTGTAGAAAGTGTTTCCATCAAATCAACATCTCTACTTCTTAGTGGTCGATCATTAATAAACTGGATTGATTGCAGTAAATGATTAACAGAATTGTTATTATATAAAACGATTTCAATATCTTTAATCGTTTTGAATTCGTTTGCTATCACTGAAAAAAGCAATAACCGTTTAAACAAACTCAAATGAACATCAGACATATTCTCTAAATATCTGTAATTTTGCCAAAACAAGTTCCGATGATAATGCCATAAATGAGTAAAATGATAGACAAAACTTGGTCTTAGAAAGAATTGACGAGATTTATCTATTTCAATAAATTCAACTAACTCTCTAGGCTCAACCGGAATTACAAGTCTTCCTACTATGTAATCAAAGAAAATATTATGAGAAAAAGCAACATACCTGTCCCCTACACCAACTTCAACAATAATATCATCACTCCGAAGCTCTTTAAAAGTATAATAGTTCTCGATGAACTTATCTTTCAAATACCTAAGCGTTTTGTTTTGAACCAACTGATTCGATATTTGCTTTAACAGCAACTCTTTGTTATAAGCATTCTCCGTATTTGCAATTCTATTTTCCCAGAACATCTGCAGCAGTTCTGTCTTCGACTTGGCAAGCAATAGTGATTCAGCATCTTTTGTAGAATCTGAATAGAACAGTACTCTCTCAAGTAATTTAAGAAAAAAAGGAGTTTTTAATATATCCTTAAATTCATCACTAACTAATTCAAATACACTACCAAGCTGCGGATTACTGACAAAGGCACTATTCAATTCATTTTCGTTTAAATCATTGACTTCAAAATACCTACAGGGAATTTTACTTTCAAGGTTCTTTACTCCAAACAACTTAAGCAATTGAGAAGATTTTGCAGCATCAAAAGTTCTGACACTTACAATTACGTTCCATTTCTTCAACCCTGTAATCGCTTCTTTAATGCGAAACAAAAATTGATATCTTTGTGATTCATCCCTTGCAGCATCAAAGGCATCAAATATTAGAATTGCTTTTACATTAGTGTCAGGAACGGCAATTTTATCGAGTGATTCTATCCAATTGTCTTCAACGCCTAAATCCATGCAAATAGACTTAGGCGTTCCTTCAATTTCATCTACTTTGATTATATAACTGGGGATCTTTTTGTCCCAAAGTGTATCAGAAAGTTGAGATAGAGCATAACTTTTACCGGCACCAGGTGCACCGATTACAATGCCGTTACCGCCTTGTGAAAATAAGTGCAGCTCGTTGATTAAGTTGCTTCGATCAATTCTCATTGTTCACGTGTCTCCTTGTTTTTGTTCCTGGCCTGTTGTTCTAACCGATTAGTTAGCTTCAAATCTACTACTTCAAACTCATTCTTTTCCGGCACGGCTGCGATAACCATTACTTCTCGTTTTGATGTTAGCCCTGAAACTTGACTATTCATCCAATAAAGGTATTTTTTCAAGCCCTCGTACTTCGCATCGTCTTCAAAAAAAATAGTTTTGATCCCGTATTTTCTCTTTACCGTTTCAGCAAAATTTAGTTGCTTTGCAGCTTCGGCCTCGCTATCAGCGCTAAATCTAGTAACCATGAAATGGGACTCGGAACCGAAGTGACCTAGGTCTTGACTAACAATATTATGCATCATTTGGAAAAAAGGATCAGTCATGCTAAATCCTACATAGACCATCCTTCGTGTTGCCATCATTGCCCATATAATTCTTTTATGAAGTGTCCATAAATTACTTGCTGGGTCATTCGGACCATATTTCTGCACGTAATCCTCAATGCATAGCACTAGTGACCTCCCTTGTTTATAGTAGCCATGTAAATGAGCTATAAGTTTGGTTCCTTGATAGCCAAAGTTCAACGCTTGCAAAAATTTATTGATTTCTCTGTTGCTTGTTGTGCCTTCATCAACTACAACATTATTTTCAGGATTCATGTTTATCTTGAATAGTGCCGCCTCAAGGGTAGGATCATAGTTAGTTGTTAATATTCCTCGAAAAGGTAACTCCAGCAGTTTTACATGGCAGTCATCGCAACCCTTACTGTCAAATATTTCGTGCATCAAAGCCTCATATCTTTTTGGCCCTAAAGCTTTTTTCAATCTACTCGTGTATATCAGATCTCCCTCTTCTTCAACACTTAATCTAAATCGAAAACTCGTATTATCTTCTCTAGCAGCAGTTTTAACTTCACCCTCTAATCGTCTAATCAAGTGACTCCAGATTGGGTATCCTATGATATTACTAGAACCTGCCCCTACCATTAATATTGCTTCACCTGAAGCAATAAGCTCGAACAGTTTTTTTTCCGAAACACTATTATCATCAGGTATCCTAATCATCTTTTTACTAATATTATTGGATTAGCAGGCAATGCTAGTTCGGGATGTTATCTGTTCGATGTAGCCAACACAAAAATTGTGATTGTAATGGATAGTAAAAATTGGGCTTTCTTATTTACTATACTAAGCAATTAAGCATTCCTTCTTCAAACAAGGAATGTGCTTATAAGAGCGAGATAACTAACGCACTGGAGATATATAAAATAAAAAAGCACTTTGCTATTAGCAAAGTGCCCAGTAGTAAAGAGCCCCCTGCCGGGATCGAACCAGCGACCTACTGATTACAAGTCATCAACAGACTATTTTTGGCGCTTACTCCTCTCTTTATCACTGTTATTTAAATGTGCTGACTATCAGCCAGTTAATACCCACATAATTCCCATCGTTTTGTTGGTCTTATGCGTTGAATCTCGTAGATTGTATTGCAACTTGTATTGCATCCCACCCCCACTTGCAATACAATTTAACCAGATACAACCATGAGCAAAGCCACTGTCACTTTGTTTTTCGACACGAGAGCGTCGAAGGACGCCACCGGGATTTTGAAGTATTTGACCACCTGCGAACGCAAGCAGCGGCTCGTCACCACCGGCCGGAAAATCACTGCTCAAGAATGGGAATTTCTCAAAAGGTACAAGGGCGGACTGACGGGCCGCGTGAAGGACGACGACCTGCGTAACCTCTGGAACGAATGCTACGGCCAGTTCACCGCCCCAGATGGAACCCGCCAGGACGGGTACCTGGTTCGCGGCCAGAACGTGGTGAACCGGTTAGGAGATATCTTCACCTTTGATGATTTTGCGGATGGGATTCAACACTACGGTAAGGAAAAGAAGCAACCGACCGATCAAACAGATGTGCTGGCAGCGCTTGCCCGGAAGGCACAAGCAATGCACGATGCCGGCCGCGTCGGCAACGCCCTCCCGTTCGAGAATGTTGCTACCTCATTACGCCGGTTCGTCAACTCATTCACTGATGCGGAGCGCAAAGAGTTTTTGGGCATTGCCCCTCCCCGACGCAAGACGACTGAGACCCCGGCGGTTGTGCTGCGCTTTGAGCACGTCACAGCGGCTTTTTTGACCATTTACGAAAGTTGGATGCTCACGCATGGGAAAGCCGCCAAGAGCCCGGTAAAGCCGGATACGGGGGCTTCGCTGACTACGGTTGGCATGTACTTGCGCCACCTGCGGGTATCCATCAATGAAGCAATAGAGGCTGGCACCCTACCCCCATCCGCTTACCCCTTTGGTCCTGGCAAGTACACGATTCCGGCAGGCAGCAATCCTAAGAAAGCCTTGTCGAAGGAAGACCTCGAAAAATTGAAAGCCTACGAGCCGATTCCCGGCACCCTGGAGCAGCGTTCGCATGATCTTTGGCTGTTCAGCTACTACTGCAACGGGCTGAATTTTTCTGACTTGTGCCACTTGAAGTGGGGCAGCGTTGATCTGCAAGGGAACCGACTTACGTTCATCCGCCAAAAAACGGCTCGCAGCAACAAACAACGGCAAATCACCATCGTGGCCCATCTCAACGCGAAAACACTTGCGGTGCTCGACCGCTGGGGCACCAGTGACCGCGGGGTGAACAACTTCGTTTTTCCCTTCCTCTCGCCTGAGATGGATGCCCTTCGCCGAAAGCGGGTTGTTCAGCAAGTCATTTCGGGCAGCAACAAATGGATGGGCAGAATTGCTCAATCATTGGGTATCAATGCGAACGTGAACAGCTACTCGTGCAGACACACTTTTGCCACGCAATTGATGAAAAGCAAAGCCCCCATTGCATTCATATCCAAGCAGTTAGGACACTCCAACTTAAAAACAACCGAAAATTATCTCGGCACTTTTGATGACCAGCAGGCCCAAGAGTTTTTAACCGCACTTTGATATGACCACACAAATTGAAATACCACAGTTCAAATATGACTTTGCATTAGTTATGCTTCACTTGGACGATTGGGTTCGGCTGCACGAGGAGAAACTAATGTTGTGGGTGGATGATGCGATTCGCCCTGTCTCCTTTCAAGACTTCAAGCAAACGTTGAAAGAAGTCCCGGGTGGTTTTGATTCCAAGATGGAGCGGACTATTGGCTGGTTGAGTGAATTTGCGTTCGTGCTGCACGGCCTTGAAGTGCCCCAATTTTTGGAGCAGAACGGCATACACTGGTCCCCCCCTCCCCCCATCCATACTGAGTTGTCAACGGCCAACGGACGCAAGGACCGACTTCTCATCTACGAGGACATGAAGGAAAACACGGAAATGCGGCACCGGGCTGACATTGCCGTACGGATGCTGCTGGCCCTTCGGAACGAACTCCTGCAAGAAGCAGGACTGGCATCACTGCACGAACCCGATGGAGAGAAAGCCCTGGTTCTGGTTAATGAGCAAGGGAAAAAAGAGAAGTCTTCTCGAAAGCAGAAGAATCCCCAATCCACTTTCGAACATTTTGACCAACTTTTCACGGATAAAGGTAAAGCTCACGACTTAATAGGGCTTTTGCAGAAGGTTGACCCGCCAGCACTTAGTGCTACGGGTGGAGTTTTGCCAGGACGCGGAATCAAATCGGCATTCATAGCCTGGGTGGAAGTGATGGAAGCGGAAGGGCAGATAAACAAGGTGCAGAACCGGAAGCATTTGACGAAGTTACTGAACGAACGATTCTCGGGGCTCGACTTGGGCAAAGATGGGACCCTGTTCGACAAAGTAACTACGCCCATGAACAGTTACAAAGCCAAAATCTCAATGGAGTATCGGCAATATAGTAACCGAAAACTGTTGTTCTGAAATCAGAATAACTAGTCGTTGTCAGAATAACTAGTCGCTTTTTTTGCTTCATAACAATTTGCTTATGGAGCCCAAAGTCTTAATTACAACCGACGCCCAACTCCTGAGTGTCATTTTCAATGCACTCGAAGAGCATGACAAGCGGCGTCCCACCCCCGCTGCCCCCTCACAGCTTGATGCGGTAGAGAAACCTGTCGGAGTCAAAGAAGCCGCCGAATACCTTGGCCTTTCGACACAAGCAGTTTACGCTAACATCCACAAACTGCCTCACACCAAAAGATTCGGGAAATTGTACTTTTTCCCCTCGAAGCTTCAACAGTATGTGGAGGCAGGACCGACCACTCACCCCCAAACTGCTGCCGTATGAGTGCATCAACACCACATGGCAGCGGCGGCTTCGACCAGGAGGCGGCGGGGCGCATTTATAAACTGCGGCTCTATCTTCACGACCTCCACAAGACCGGCCTGCCCCTCGATTTTAGCTTGACAGGGCTGCAAAACCTCGGTTCCCGGTTCGGTGTTCCGGTGGAGGCAGTGAAGCATCAAATCGACTACGTGCTTGCGGAGACGGCTCGGCTCAACGAACTGACCGAAGCACAAGCAGCGAGTTGGCTGGCCGGTTCGCTTGATTGCGACACACTTTGCGGCCGTGAGGGGTTGGAACGGCGGTTGCGCCTCGTGGGGTGTGACCGGCCCGGGAGGGTAATTGACTTTTGCCTCGCGCAAGGTTGGCTCAAAGACTACGGCACCGACGGCTTGGAACTGGCCTTCGATTGCGTCTCGTGGTTGCCGACGGGCGTTACTCCGGCTGCCAGGCCGAGCGTTTTGGACTCTCCGTTTTCGGTGTTCGATGCGCCCATCGTCTTCCGGGGCACCCCTCCCCAACCGACCAGTACAACTTTGCGCAAGCTGCACCAAAAGATCGTCGGGTCGAAGAAACTGCAAGACCTGACCGAAAGGTTACGCCGGGAGACCGACCCGAAGCGGCAAGCCCAATTCAAAAAATACCTCTTGCCTTACGCCACCTTTTCAGGAACGTTTGATGGCCGTACAGACGCTTCGCTGATACGCCACTCGGAATTGATTGCTGTTGATGTTGACCACCTGGGAGCTGATCTGCAAGCCGTACGGGCAAGTGTGATAGCCGACCCGCACGTGTTGATGGCCTTTATTTCCCCGCGCGGCGACGGCCTGAAAGTGATTTTCCAAACGGACCCGGCCAAGCACACGCAAGCCGAGTGGTACCTGGGCCTTTCTCGCTACCTGGTGCAGACGCACGGTTGCCCCCCTCACACCCTTGACCCTTCCGGCTCGAACGTCAGCCGTGCCTGTTTTCTTTCCTTTGACCCTGAGTGCCACTTGAATACTGCCCTGTAAAATGAGTCTTGTAAAAATTGAATCGTTGATTTTTTCAACGACGGAAAAGTCCAAAACCGAATCCACTTCGAGCAGCAGCACCACCACGCCGGGCACCATCCACCCGTACGGTCAGCAGGCCGTGGAACAGGCCGTGAAAGCAGTGTTGGAAGCGGCCGATGGAACAAAGCACGACACACTGCTCAAACAGGCCCGGCTCCTGGGAGGATACGTCGCTGGGGGGCTGCTCGGTGAAGAGGTGGCTTGCGAGGCGTTGGAGACGGCCATAAATTCCCGCTCATGTGATAGCTACCCGGCAGCGTACAAAACGATTCGGGACGGTATCAAGTCGGGCATGACGGCCCCCATTGATGCTCAGACCATCCAGCAGCAGCGCCGAGAATACGCGGCCAGGAACGCACCAGCGCCAGCGAGAGAGGGTACCGCAGCCGTGCCGGACGACGACGTTATCCGCCTCAACCGCGAGGGGGAGCGCGGCCTGGCCGAACTGCTGGCCCTACTCCACGGTGAACGCTTCCGCTACGATCACACGCGCAAAGGGTGGATGGTGTACCAGGGGGGAGTATGGCGACCGGACGAAACCCGACAGGTTCGGCGGGAGGCCATCAAAGGACTCCAGGCGCAACTGCTGGAAGTGTCGAACAGATTGGACGAACGGGTACGGGTCCAGCTAACAAACTCGGAAGCCGGGGAGCAGGCCCGGCCTTTGGAGGTAACCCGGGACGCCCTCCGGTCTACGGTAAGAAGGCTGAACCGAAAGGCCACAATTGAAGCAGTGCTGGACTTGGCTACTTCTTTCGCGCCGGTTGTGACTACTGCCTTCGACCGCGACCCCCTGCTGTTCAACGTGAAGAACGGAACGCTGAATTTGAAGACCGGCACCTTCCAACCCCACCGCCCGGCTGATCTTCTTAGCAAACAGGCCGGGGTGGCATTCGTCCCGGGCGCCGGCTGCCCGGAGTGGGAAAAGTTTCTTCGGTTAATATTCAACGAGGACCTTGAACTGATCGCCTTCGTGCAGCGGTGTGTAGGGTATACGCTCACCGGCCTTTCCGACCTCCAAGCGGTGCTGTTTTGCTACGGCAGCGGAGGCAACGGAAAATCGGCCTTTTTCGGTGTGAAGAGCCTTTTGATGGGTGATTACTACAAGCAAATACCGACTGAGACGCTGCTCACTAAGCAGCGGGATGGCACGGATGCATACCAGTTGGCCGGACTGAAAGGGGCTCGTGCCGTAGTGGGTTCTGAGGTTCCGGAAGGCCGGCGGTTGAACGAATCGTTGGTAAAGGACCTGACCGGCTCCGAAGGCATCAACGCCCGGGTTCCCTACGGCCTGCCGTTTGTGTTCAGGCCCTCGCACACAATGTGGCTTTTCGGCAACCACCGGCCAGTGGTGCGGGGTAGTGATGCCGGAATCTGGAGACGCATACACCTGATCCCTTTTTCAGTTGCAATCCCCCCCGAGAAGCGCCAGCCGATGCACCAAGTCATGGCAACCTTTGAGCGGGAATTGCCGGGTATTCTCGGCTGGGCGCTGGACGGGCTGAGGGAATACTTCCGGGGTGGGCTGCGGCCTCCTACCGTAGTGTTGGAGGCAACTCAATCGTACCGTGATGATTCGGATGTGATGGGGGCCTTCCTGGAGGAAAACTGCAACCTTCATTCCGACTTGTCGTGTCCGGCTCGGCACGTCTACGGGGCTTACACCGCTTGGTGTCTCCGGGAACAGGAGCAGCCCGCCTTCCGCAACACCCGCCAGTTTTATAACGCTCTCAGGGAAAGGGGGTTTACGGTGAAGGAGGGGACCGACAACGTGCTTTTCGTGAAGGGGATGGCTTTGAAAAAGCCGGGGTAGGAATTAGGAATTAGTTTTCATTAGTCATTTTCAGCAACTCTTCTACTTTAATTTTTACCCCTTTTTCTTATATGAAGTTTAGAAAAATAGCTAATGAAAACTAATTCCTAATTCTGAGTCAACGACATCAAGCACCCCCCGATGAGCAACAAGACAACTGAAATTCTAAAATGCCCACCTCAGCGCCCCCGGTGACCACCCTCGGCCGGCAGCTCGTCGAAAGGCTGCTGCACCGACTTAACGTGATCGAAGCACAGCAGCCCGGCCAGACCCTTTGGATACGCTACCTCCGCCGACACATTCGTCTTTACTCGAAGGAGGGGGTGGTGGACCTCACTGAACAAGGATTGTCACGGGCAACACTGGCAGACCGACTCGTCCTACGCGACGCCTGGGAGCATTTGAAAGGCGACTTACTGGAATAGTACAACACCAAAAAGAATAGAAAGTCATTATCCACTAAAAACAACTTAGAAAAATGAAACTCAAAGACAAGTCAATCGAGGGCATCCCGGCTGAAACAATGGCCCGAGCCCTCCAACACTTCCGGCGGCAGGAGCAAGTTCGACAAGCGGTCACCGCCGAACTGCAAGCACTGCGCCCCAGCTTCGGGGTAAGCGACCCAGAAAAGGTGGCGGCTCACATGGAACTTTTCACCAAATCTATCACCGACCGCTTCGAATTTGAACTGGACGATGCCGGCACGATTATGCTCTTTCAGAATGGCACCCGGTTGGAAAATCCCCAAGCCTACCCCTTGACGTTGGGGCAACTCGTGCGCCAGGAGGCGGAACGGCAGTATGCCTTGTTCTCCCCGGACGGGCCTACACCAAAGGGGGCACCCGTCCGGTTCAAGGATTCGAAGGATTACATTGATCGGTACTACGCAGCCAAAAGTCACGAAGAACGAGCCCACTTGGTGCAGTCATGGCAAGCCCAGAATGCTCAGTAATACATTCACTCACTCTTAAACAAACCCAAATCAATGAAACTGCTTCAAAAAAAGAGCCCTTCTTCAATTCTGCATGGTGCCCGGGAATACTGCGCCGCTTTCCGGGGGCTGGTGACAACTTTCAAACTGATGGACCTGGGACCGTTCACCCAGCAGCACTTGCGCGGCGCTTTGGCTGCCGAGCCCCGAACCGAGACGGTCCCCAGCGGCAGCGGTTGCGAGTCTTGCAAAGGGCTACTCGCTTTCACCAGCGGCCGGGTGTACATCGAAAATTACCTGCTGGATGGCGCCGAACCGCGAATCGGGGGCTTGAAAATCTCCCGGGAACGGCTTCGGTCCCTGATCGAAATGCCCAAAGAAAACCTGCTCAAGCAATTTGACGAGTCCGTTGAATCGCTGCGCCGCTATCTGCCCTATGAGCATTTGGTGGAATTCGATGCTGCGACGGGCCTACCCGAACCCGTCCAGTCACTCGTTGAGCAGGAGGCCGCCCAGGACGATCTGTTCTTGCACCCGCGCTATGAGCCGGTGGTCGAGTACTTGGAAGGACTGGCCCAGCAACTGTCAGCAGGCCCGGAAGTCTTAAAGAAGGTGGATGTAAAATTCACGTTCGCAATGGAGTCCCCGAGACACATCACTTCCGCACCGCCCTTGAACCGTTTTTCCGGAGGTGGCTGGGAACTTAACGATGAGTGGGTTTTGAAAACCTTGTCGGTCCCCCGTCGGGACTTGCCCAAGCAGTAAAACAACGCATTACAGCACGTACAGCGGGCGCACTTGCTCAACGACGCAAGACAGCTTGAAGAGTCAACGAACCTGCTGTGCGTGTTGCAATTGCGTCACAGCTTAAATCAATCAGCAATGCAGCAAGATTCTCAACTCAACCCCCGACAAGCAGAATTTGTCCGGCGTTATCTCGAATCGGGCAATGGAACCAAAGCCTACATGGAAGTGTACCAGGAAACGAGTGAAGAAACCGCCGCCGCCAATGCCAGCCGTTTGCTAAGAAATGACAAGGTTCAAACCCTTATCAGCGACCACCGAAAGCAACTGGACCAGACCGCTTTGATCACCACCGAACAAATCCTGCTCCGCACGGCCAACCTTGCCGCTACCGCCCCGAGGGTTTCCGACCGGCTTCGGGCCCTGGACATGCTGGCGAAGATGCGCGGAATGTACACCCAGAAACTGCAAGTGGAAAGCAGCCCCGGCATTGTCGTGAACGTGTACCCGGCCCCCCTACCCACCGAGCAAGATGACACCGAGCACCATCATAGTTAACCCGAAGTTCCTGCCCCACTGGCACACCCGGGCCCGTTACCTGGTTCTCTACGGGGGCTCCGGTTCGGGCAAATCGGTGTTTGTCAGCCAGAAGGTTCTACTGCGCTGCCTGGAGGAGCCCGGCCACCGTTTCCTTTGCGTTCGGAAGGTAGCAGCTACAGTCAAGAACTCCATTTTTGCCCTGTTCTCGGACCTGCTTAGTCAGTACGGGTTGACTGATAAAGTGAAGGCCAACAAGTCAGACCACAGCTTCACGTTCCCCAACGGCAGTATGATCTTGACCTCGGGCCTGGACGACGTGGAGAAACTCAAATCTATTGCCGGTATATCCTCCGTGTGGGTGGAGGAAGCGACCGAGCTTGAGCAGGCCGACTTTGACCAACTGGATTTGCGCCTCCGGGGGCAGACTGTCAGCTACAAGCAGATTTGCGTTACGTTCAACCCCATCGACGAATCGCACTGGCTCAAGGGCCGCTTCTTCGATCAACCCGACAAGGAAGTGGTTACGGTCCACAGCACCTACCGCGATAACGCTTTCATTGATGCCGACTACAAGCGCCTGCTGGAACAACGTGTGCGCCACGACGAAAACTTGTACCGCATCTACGTCCGGGGGGAGTGGGGACGCTTGCGCACCGGCCAGGAGTTTTACAGCTCCTTCAAGCGCAGCCGGCACGTGACGAAAGTACCGTACCTGCCCCACGTCCGGGAAGTGCTGCTCTCCTTCGACTTCAACGTGCTGCCCTACATGACGCTGCTGTGCGCCCAACTGGTGTACACGCCCCAACGGATTGCCCAAGTACGGGTATTCAAAGAGTACTGCCTGCCCTCGCCGCGCAACTCCATCGAAGGGGTATGCAAGGCTTTCGGCCATGACTTCGGTGCCCTGCGCCCCACGGTCTCCTACTTTGGCGATGCTTCGGGCAACAACCGCATTCCGGGGTACTCCGACCTGAAAGCATTCTACGAAGTGGAAGCGCACTTGAAGCCCTACCTGCACAATCAGTCCGACCAGGTGCTCAGACGGAACCCAGGCGTGATGCGGCGGCGTGACTTCATCAACCGCATCCTGGCCGGGGGCTACCCGATTGAACTGCTGGTCGACGAGTCTTGTACGGAACTGATTGCAGACCTCGACGGGACCCTGCTGGCCGTGGATGGCAAGCTGAAAGAAATGCACCACGATAAGGCGACCGGCCAGCGGTGGCAGAAGCGGGGACACACCGGGGATGCTTTGGACTACCTGTTGGTGAGCACGTTCAAATCCACCTACGAGGAACACTTAAAAACACCGTTTTCCCAATTTATCCATGGCAGTTTATAAAATCACCTCATACCACGTGGGCCGGGCCGACGAACGCTTGCAATTGTGGCGCCAGGTGGACGACTTGCCCTACTACGTCCGGCTATCGGTGCTGGATGATGTGCTGTGGTCCGTGCTGATGCAGGAGCGAGTGATCCGGGAGGAGAACAGCGGGGGCAGTGTGCACTACCTCGTCTGGGAGCAAGACGGGGAGGTTACCCGGTGGCAGCGCAACGAGCAGGGCCAGTACGTGAGCCGGGTCATGCTCACTGGCCCACAATGGCAGCAGCACGTTAGCAACAACCCCATCCAGCACCGCCATAGCTGGTACATGACCGACGAGCAGCTACAGGAGTACCCGTTGTTATGGATGAACGTACAGAGTATGAGAAAAATATAAAGGCTAAGATGTGTCTGACTAGATTCTATGAGAAAAAGTATTTCGGGCATAAAGAGCCTTTATGTTCAAATACTCGCATTTAGATCAGCTTGTATACCAAAATCTGTTAGTTTGAATATTTTATGCTGGTCTGGCATAGTTTCAAAAGTATAGTAAAAGCCTTCAGGAAGTTCAAGATGATTATGTTTCTTTAAAAGCATAATACTATTGTAAATATATATCTTCTCATCTACTCCCATAGTTGAAGCAAAAATCCTGTAGTACTTGTTCCTAGTTTCCAATATTGGGTATTCATTGATTGTTGAGAAGATTTCCAACAGTAAATCAGGGTATATTATTGAATAACCAGGAAAATTTCTTCTAAATACTGCGGTTAATAGCTGCTCATCTAAATCATAGCCTGGAATATTCAACATCTGGTGTGCTTTCGTAATTTCTCCTCCCATCTGTACCCGAGCATCAGCAAACCCGCCTACTCCTTTATGTCCACCAAACATGAAATTATCTTTTTGCTGCTGAAAAATGCCTATCAAAGCCAAAAAGTCAGATTTAAAGGCATCATAAGCAGAATCCTTTTTTAAAGATTCAATTTCCTCTTGCTGAATCTGCAAAGTCTGTATCAACAATAACACACCAGCCAATGACCACATTGAACCCACAATACCTCCAATAAAATCACCTGCTTTACTTGCTGACTCTAAGTTAAATGTTGAAGCTATATGAATTAAACCGGCTCTAGATAGAGATACTATATAAAAAAATGCCGTCAAAAAGCCAGCAATTATTAATAGGATAGCCAATATAGAGGTTATGCTTTTTGGTTTTATTTTCATTTGCTGGTCTTATTTGTTCTGATCGTTCAGAAGTTTCCGAATCGAAGTGAGTTCACTTGCTATAGCCTTCAATGCATCTGGAATCTTTTGCAGCCTGTTCATTGTAAGAGTCTCTTCCTTCTGGTCAAGCAGGGTATTGCTGTAATGCGTCAGCGAGAAGGAAAAGGGAGTGGACGTTCTTTGCTTTCGGTTCAAAGATTCTTGGTAGGAAATTTTGCCGCTGTACGTCAAATCCTGCCCTCGGAACTTCTCGAAGAAAGAGTTTTCACCATCAACAAATGCTGCCGTTGTCTCTTTGGGGTTCAGAACGGGTATGTCCACGTCATTGTGAAACTTACTGAAGGTTATCTTCTTGCCATTAGTATTTACCAAATCTCGGTCCCAGTCAATTTTGATGTTGAATGCGGGCTTACCACCGGCATTCTGGCACACAAGCTGGATCAACCCGGTACGGCTGTGAAAGTCAATCCCGAGTACAAGCTGAGGTCTGTTTGTTTGATCTTGTCGGTGCAGCGTCTCAAAAGAAATCCAGGCTGATACAATTGCAATCAAGAGGGAAATAGAAGCCGTCACCGTTTCCCACTGCCGTGCAGTCAGTGCAATCGTTGTAATGACAATTGATGCCCCAATCAACAGAATGAACGATGTGATTAGTATAACCCTTGACATACTGGAAAGCCAAACCCAGTCTACACTATTCCGCTTTGCTCAATCAAAAAAATGATGTTTGTTCCGGTAAGATTCAAACCGTACCGGGTCATTTCGTCGTCCACTTCCTGGGGCACTGCGCCTTGCCCATGCCCGCTGGTGCGGTTTCTTATTGTCGGGATGCCACTATCGAGCAAGGACCGTAACGAGGTAAATTGCCCTTGAGTGAAGGCAGGCACCAAGCCATTATCGAGGCAAGCCTGAACAAGTTTGCTTGAAGTTGCATTGGCAGCAACCGGCCAGCCCTTCTCCTGGCAGATTATCTTCATAGTGCTCTCGAACGCTTTCAAGCATTCAGCCAGACATTCTTTGTTTCTTCCGTGCCGGTAATGCTCGTGAGCCTTCAAATACTCCTCGTTTGCGCCCAGGAATTTACTGTTTGACAGAAGTGCCAACGTGGGCTTTACAACTTCAGCATGCATGTAGGTTGAATCAACCCGAATGATTTCGTTAACCTCGAACTGGTATCCCACCCCGTGTTCCTTGAATCTATCGTTTAATTCTTCAATTGCTTTATCCGCAGGAACAGTTGCTGATGTACAATTCGTATGATACTCGAATTGTTCATTGATTACCAAATTTATGAACTTGAATGCAAGTTCAATTACGTCAAGCACCTTATCCACATAACCAGTCTGAAGCAAGAAAGATTGCACCGCCTCTGTACTTGATTGGTCATACCGTGTATCGTTCAGTTTAAAGACTCCATATTCGCGGCAGAGCGTCCTATTGATGAAATCATACGCTGCTTTAGCGGGCTTTTCAGAACTTCTCTTCTCATCGATTCCGATGGCGTCATTCAAAATATGAACGATTTGAACCCGTAGCGGATGAGGAATAGTATTGTAGTTATACACGTCCGGCACTTCACCTCTAAGTTGTTTCTGCCGCTTCGAATATAAGTCAAATACTGCCAT